TTCGGCAGCGCTGCTGCCGTTGTAGGCGACACGCTTACTTGCGCTGTCAAAGTAGGACAGCTTTGCACCTTCGGTGTTCATGTAGCTTACGCCGCTGAACCCAACCTCCGTGCCAGACAGCAGGAACACCTTGGTCGAAAGGCCGTTTGCGCCGCTCTGAACGCCGCTGTTGGTATACGGAATCTTGACCTGCTTGATAACCGCTCGAATCTGAGAATCAATCAGGTTGTAGAAGGTGCTGTTCAGGTAGGAATGGATGCTGGAATCCTTATAGGAGTTGTTATTGCCGAACGTGCTGGTGGTATAGATGTCCTTCATCACAACCCAGACACCGTTACAGCTTGCATCGTATGCACTGCTGGGCAAGCCCTGATGCACGATGATGAAGTCTTTGGCCGCGCCGTTGACCTTGATCTTGACGATACTGCCAACGGCCTTTGTGCTCAGTTTTACGTTTGCCATTGTTACCTCCTTGCAAAAAATCAGACCCACGGCAAAACGCCAATGGGCCTTGTGTTCTGCGAGACAGTGGCGGTCATGGCTTTGTGCTGCTTCTTGTAGATGCAGCGGCATTGCCGGGCGCGTCGCCGGTCTCGTGCGAGTTTATTCGAGTTGATTTTTCGGTGGATAGAAATTGTGCAGTTGAGCAATTTTTCCAGACGATCGGCGTACTGGCGGCGCAGTGCGTAGGTATCGCCGTGTGCCGCATGGGCATCCCACGCAAGGAAGCTGCAAAGGATTTCTTCCTTTGTCGCTTCGCCCGCCGGGTATGCCCTTTCCCAATGCCTGATTTTGGCTTTCATCCGTTGGGCGCTTTCCCGACGCAGTTTTTGAATGACCGCACCGGTTTCGGTCAGGTACGAATGGAAACCGAGAAAATCAATGCCGTTCCTCAATGGGAAGATGGCTGTTTTCTGGTTCAGCTCTAGCCCGTAGCTGTCCATGAGTGCCCGCACATCCTTCAAGATGCACTGCAACTTCTGCTTGTCCGGGCAGATGATATAGAAATCATCCATGTACCGGCCATAGTATTTGATGCGGTACTTTTCTTTGATGATGTGGTCGAACTCGTCAAGGAACATCAGGGCGAAAAGCTGGCTGGTCTGGTAGCCCAGCGGCAGTCCATCTTCCATCACGTCGATATAGATGCAAAGCAGCTCATAGACACGCGGGTCAACACCGCGTTTGTCCAACACCGCCTTGAGCTTCCGTTTGAGTTTCAGGTGGTCAATGCTGGCAAAGAAGTGGCGGACGTCGCCTTTCAGCACCCAGCCGTCAGCGCCGCACCCACTCCGGCGGTAGTAATCCACCATGTGGGTTTTCAGGCGCATCAGGCCGTCGTCCGTACCTTTGTCCTTCTGGCTGGCGAAGCTGTCCCGGATGAAGCTCTTGGTTAAAGCCTCATAGAGGATGTTGTCCACCAGCGCGTGCAGTACCACCTTGTCCACAAATGCCGGTGCGTGTACGATACGCTTCTTCGGCTCGTAGACGTAGAACACTTCAAAGCGGCTCGGCGTGTAGCATATCTGCTGCCGGATGTCCCCGCCCGGCTGCCGTGCACTGCGAACGGCCAGCTTGCAGGACAGTTTTTCGGTGCAGGCCAGAGCGTTGGCCTCATACTGGATTGTTTTGCTCTTACTGCGCTTTCCCTTCCGGGCTTCAAGATACGCATTATAAAGCGTCTCGAAGCTGCACAGTTCTTCGTATGTCAAACTTGACCCTCCGCTGGTTCGCTGCTGCGGTAGCAGGCTGCACCCCCGCAGGGATGGCCCGCCTCAGCGGGATGTATTTATCACTTGCCTGCATCGGCAAGTGACGGGATACGGTTTCCTTTGGCTGTTGCACTGCTTTCGGCAAATGCCTACTCGTCTCGCAGATCAGCCGGAGCGGGGCGAACACCGTAGGTGTTGTTGTAGTTCCAGTTGTCGTTGGAACCATCAGACTTGACGTTCCAGACGTTGTTGCTGTTGTTGGTGTTCGGAGAGCGCAGCCACCATTCGGCAGCGTCAGAATATAAACCGTACCCCTATTGCAAAACAGTTTCCTGTTATGCCGTTTTCTGCTCCTGCTGGGCAAAGACGGCCCGAAGTGCTTTGACAAGCATTTCAAGCCGTTTCTTCTCTGCTTCCTGCCGGAGACTTTCTGCTCTGCCACGTTCGGACTTGAGCCATTTCATGGCAGGGTATTTTACATCCGTGATCTTCTTCGTCCAGATACCGGCTTTCTTTGTGCTGATGATACCGTCCTCTGTGCAGAGGGTCAGATATTCCAGCAGCAGAGAACAGCCGTCCACGACCTCGCCGATCTTTTCAATCCGCTTGTCGTACTCCGTGGCGAAGTTCACGTTGTTGGCCGCATGGGCATCCAGCAGAATCTTCTTGGCCGTTTCCCGGATGTCCCTGCCGTAGAGGTTGAAGGTGCTTTTCGTGAAGCCCTCCTTCTCCCTCGTATCGAGAGCATGGACAGCGGTGGTGCAGACCTGCTTGATTTCCCGGATGTCCTCAAGCGCAGCGGCTTTCTGAAATACTTTTCGGGCATCGCTACGGCTGATGTCATCCGAAACGATGCGGGTCGCCCTCTGTGTATATCTCAGAAGCTCCCGCGCTTTGCTGCCAACCAGAAACGGTTGTTCAGCCATATCAGAACTCCACCCTCGCCTGATCTGCGTTCCACACGCCGGTGACGGTCAGGCCGTCAAGGCTGCCGAACGTGGCAGAAAAAGGATTCTTGGTGACGTTCGTGCCGAACTTCAACTCGATTGCCTTAATGCTGGCATTCATCGCTGCCACGCTGGCGCGGATGTCGCCGTGTGCATTCTCTGCGGAGTTGTGGGCATCGACGGCAGAGCTGATTTTCTGGTCGGTCTGAACCTTGGTGTATGCGTCCACCGTCGGGCGCTGGGATTCAGACAACTTACCATCCGCGTCCAGCGTTGCCACGCCACCGGGGGCACCGGCCTGTTCTGTTTTCAGATAGCTGGATTCATCGTTCGACACGCCGGGTACAGCGACGTTCACATTTCCGTATGCCATGGTTATTCCTCCTTCGGCTTTTCGCCCTGAATGATCCGGTACTCCGCAGTCAGTGCTTCCGCCGGAGCTTTCCTTGCCCAGATACAGATTTTCCCTGCCTGCGTTTCACAGGTCTGGCAAACACCGCAGTCCATCGCAGCGGTCAGGCTGTTCGGCGACAAGATGATGTCTGCACGATCGGTCGCCGTCACATCGTTGACAGTGATGTCATAACGCAGGGGGTATTCCTCCCACGTTTCATCCTTCACCCAGCCGTCCGCCTTGATCGTGACGGGTACAGAGGACAGCCGGTCAACCTTTGCCCTGTCCATTTCCTGCATTGCTTCCAGCGTTGCATTGGACAGCTCACTTGCCAGCCCTGCCGCATACTTCTTTGCTTCCTGTGCTACCAGTTTCAGGTGGGTTACGAGTGCGATAATATTCATTCACGCTTGTCCTCCCTAAAAAAGCAGGCGAGACCGCCATGTGACGGTCTCGCCCCTCATACTTCTTTGGTAAGGTCAGTCAGCTTATGCGCCGAAAACCTCGGTCAGCATAGCGGTCACATCCTCGTCGGATGCAACAGTGCCATGGATCACGTCGGACGGCTCAGTGTACACGGTGGTGTCCACGCCGTCGATGGTGATATGACCGTTGGTCTCGCTGGCGGCGGTCTTGGTGGCACCAGCAGAAATGCCCTTCAGCTTTTCGCCCTCTGCATTGGTCATCAGACGCTTGCCGGTCTCAGCGGCCACGAAGTCTGCAGGCTTCTTGCCGCTGTCGGTCAGATTGCCCTCGCCATCCAGAGCGGCGAAGTTGCCAGCGGTGGCGTTCTTCGCCTTGTCGGCCTTGCCGCTGATGTCCACATACAGACCGTCGGACTTGAGGCTCAGGGCGTTACCAGCAGTTGCAGAGACATTCACCTTCACTTCGATCTCATAACCGGCGATGGTAACGGTGGTGGATGCATCCTTGCCGGTAGCCTTGGCGGCGTAGGTATCGACCAGAGCGGCCATGTTCAGGAAGCTGTAGGTGCAGTTGTCAGGGTTCTGGCCCTTAACAGCCAGCACCATGACGGGCTTGCCGTCCAGCTTGGGGTCGGTAGCGCCGGGGTAGGTGGCGGCATCGAACTTGAACTTGGCCACGAAGGTGGTCTTGGTCTGGTCGAGGAACAGCTCAGAGGGGAAGTCAACGGAGAAAGCAGCAGTGCCGCTCTTGTCGGTAGAGGTGTAGAAGCTCACGGTATTGCCGTCAACGCCCAGAGACTTAATAGCCTTGGAAACGTCGGTGTTGATGTTGTCGATCTCAGCCTTGGTCTTTGCGGCCAGATTCTTCAGAGCGGACAGACGGACGAGAGCGTTTGCATTGTAAGCCATAGTAAAATACCTCTTTCTTATTTGTTCATGATAAAATATCCGGCCGTCCAGACTTCCCAGACAGCCGGTCGATTACAGATCGTGTATTACTCGCCGAAAACCTCAGTGAGCATTTCATTTGCTTCGTCATCCGAAGCAATGGTCACAGCTGTAGCACCCAGCGGGGCGAGGTCGCCGTTTGCATTCTGGATCACATACGGGGTAGCTACACCGTCAACGATGACGGAAAGCAGCTGGCCGATGTAGGCAGTGGGATTGGTCTTTGCGTATGCCTGCGCGGTTTCCATGGACGGCCACACGGCGGTCTCATCCAGTGCGAAAGCATCCTGCCGCTTCATAGCCAGCGGGAACTCCATGTCGGAATACTTCTTTGCGGTATTGTTCACAGCCATTGTTCAGCCCTCCTTTAACCCAGCGTGACCTTCAGCACTGCGGCGTTGCCATAGGCAACAGCAGGCTCAAAGATCCACACATTGTAGGTCTTGGCGGAATAGCCGTTTGCGCCCTCAACGGGAACAGTGGACTTGACAAAGGTGCTGGTGACATCTGCGTTCATGGCGGTCTCGTTGATGACCTTGGTAACACCCTTGGCTGTTGCAATGCAGGCAATCGCCACACGCTGTGCGCCAACAGGCACGTTGATGGTCAGCGTACCAGCCGCGTACGCCTTGCCGGTCTTGCCCAGCGCACGGATAGCAGCGCTGTCCAGAGCGGGCTTGCTGGTGGATGCGCCGTAGAACACGTTACGGAACGGGGTGTAAGCAGCAGTGTCCTTGGTCTTGCTGCCTGCCGCAATGGCGACCACCGGGCTGGATGCAGCACCGAGATTGTCCTTTGCGGTCACGCCTGCGCCGTGCGTCGCAGTGGCCTTGTACTTCAGGCTTGCCACAGCGTCACCGCCAGCATCACCGATGACGAAACCAGCGCCGCCGTTGTTGTCGGAGCCAGCAGCCAGAGAAGCGGTCTCAGCATTTGCGACCTCGGTCGTCGCCTTGTCGGTGATACGCTCGACCTTCCAGTTGGTGGCGGTAACGCCGGTGGCCGGGCCGTACTGGTAGGAACCAGCATTCAGCGTTGCCCCGGAGTAGGCTGCAGCGGCCACCTTGGTGCCCGCCTCAACCGCACCGGCACCGGTCAGGGTAAAGGTTCCGATGGACGGCTGTGCGGTGATGGTGGGCTGCAGGCGCTTGGAGAAGATTTCGGTCAGGGCATCCATGACGCTCTTGCCCTTGGTCTGGAAAGTCGCCGTGCCGTTCTGGCTCTTAGTCAGGTTGCCGACCTGCGTATAGCCACCGGCCAGCGTGATGTTGTCCCGCAGGATCACCTTGTCGGCATCCACGCTGCCGGTCATTGCTGCCCATGCGGAACCATCATAGAAGTATGCGGACTGCTCATAGGTAGAGCCGTCCACGGTGGTGGTCACGACAAAGACATCGCCCTTCTTGGGCTTTGCGTCCTTGTTCTGGTCGAAGTAGCCGGAGATCACGCTGTCGTCGGATGCGGACAGGTCAGCTTTGGTCGCGGCGTATACCGTGCCACCCAGACCACCAGAAACAGCTTCCAGCTGTTCCTTGGTGGCATAGCCGGAAAGGTCAACGGTGGTATCATCCAGCAGGACGACCGCACCTTCGACCTTTGCGTAGATGTCATAGTGCTGCGTCTTGTCATTCATGACCAGATACATCACATTGTCCTGCGCTTCATCGACCGTCGGAATGGCTTCGGCCTTGCGGAAAGTGGCATGGCCCGCCTTGGAAATAGACTTGAGCCATTCCTGCTGCAGGCGTGCAGCGGTGGATTTGAGAGCTTCGAGGGTTACAAACTTGTTGTCTGCCATATAAGCCTCCTGTTATGCCGGTGATTCGTTCAACTTTCTGCGGGGAAGATTTCGTCCAGCATCTTATCCGTGTCCGCCGCAGATACGACTTCCTCCGGGGTGATGCCGCTGGTCGATACGGTGACTGTTCCGTCTGCCGTCACGGAAATACCGGAACCAATCTTCACGCCGCCGAGCCGGGTCGCCGTTGCAACGGGCAGCACATAGGCGGAACCGCCGCCCGTTGTGCCTCCCGGTGCAAACAGCGCCACCGTGGCGGACATATCCTCCGTCGGGATGTTCCTTGCCCAAAAGCGCAGGACACCGGCGAGAGCCTGCACCGTCGGACAAAGCCCGGCACGCTTTGCGACCTCAAGGGCCGCTTTATGTAAGGCAACACTGGGGAACATATCCTCCGTTACGCCGTCAACTGTGACATTGACAACGCACCGGAAGTCATCCATCCCCAGCATTTCCTCGTCATCAGATTCCCGCTGCCAGTCCCAACCGTCTGCGGGGATCGTGATGTCCTTGATGATGGCAGCCCCGCCAGAGCTGCCCTGCTCCTGAATAAGAGCTTTGACCTGTTCTTCGCTTACAACGTCCCCAGATTCCTTGAGGGATTCCATGGCGTTGCCGACGGCGGCGGTGATGGCCTCGGTATGGGCGGAAGCGTCTTTGTTGTGCTTCTCGACCTCTGCCCTGACCATCTTTGCGAGAGCCTGCATCTGCGGGTCTACGGTGATGCTGATATTGGCCTTGTTCGACACAGCAAGCAGCGCCGACAACTCAATTTCAAAATCACCGTTCACTTTTGTAGACGGAACTTCCACGCCGCGCTCATCCTGCATAATGAACAGGAGTGTTTCGGCATCGTCGTTCAGTCTGCCGTAAACGCCCACCTGATGCATGATGTAGGTTTCATCTGCACCGGTGATCTGGATTTTTACCCGCCGGGCAGTTTCGCCGTTGCTTTCAACAGTTTCGATGTCCAGCAATTTCAGGTCATGTGTTTCGCCGCTTACCCCGGTTTCCTCCGAAAGGTCTGCGTCTGCCGTGCCGGTGCCGCTCACAGCGCGGGTGATTACCAGCGCACCACCGGAGAGAGATTCCGACAGCAGGGCGGCACCGGCGGCGGTGTAGTTAGATTTTTCCCAACTCACGTTGTCTGTCCTCCAATAACAATGTTTATCGCCGTGTGCGACCGCTCAACAGTGCCCGCCGTAAAGGCTCGTGCTTTCACTGCCTTTGCTTCAACGGCACCGGGCAGCGCCACGGCAACCTGCATTTTCGATCTTCCGACCGCACCGGCAACATACGCCTTTGCGCCAACTTCCCGCGGCTTGATCCTACCGGGGACCTTTACGGTGCAGGATGTCGCCATGCCGCAGGGTACGGCGGCGATGTAGGCGGGCGATCTTTCATGCGGTTCGATGGTGTAGATGATGTGCTCAAGGTGAGCAGTGCAGCGTTTTGTGTAGCCCAGCAGCTTTTCCATTTCTGCTGCGGTGTGATATGTTTCCTGATCGTCGGTGATGTCAACATACAGTTTCCAGAATCCCGGTGTCCCCCCATACGAGAACCATTCCTCAATTCTGGCTTTTTTGTAAATTGTCTCCACCTGTTCACGAACAGCCTTTACCGTTCCTGCATAACGCTGGATTTCAATTGCGGTTCTTACGAGCTTACGCTTCGTCTCAATATCGGCGGCAGAATCGTACCATTCGATTTTGAGATAGATTGCCATTTGATCCAGCATTCCCTCGCTACAGTTATCCACATCCGAGAACGTCATGCCCGTTGCCAGATATTCCAGCATCCGGCCTTGAAGTTCCCCGTATACTGCAGACAGCACCTTTGCCCACGGCTGTTCAGCAACGACCCGCGGCAGTCCATCTGCAATTCTCGCGTCCTGCAGCTTAATCATCCTCGACACCTCCGTAGATGATCGTCGGGGTTCCGCTCAGTTTTGGGATTTGCACTGTTGCTTTTTCCAAATCCGAACCGCCTTCGACTACCATGTAAACCGGTTGTCTAAGCTCTACTCGTTTTACGCCAGCGACACGCAAGCGATAAATCAATTCCATCGGGCTAATGTCTCTCCCGATGGAGCGCTGCCACTGCTGAAATTCCTCAACAGCTTTTGTAACGTTTTCCTGAACAATACTTGCACCCTTCGCGTTGCCCGCTCCGATATAATAGGTAAAGTCAATTCCATACTCCACTTCTTCCGGGGCCTTACAGATCACCTGATCTGTCATGGGGCGTCGAGCTTCGTTCATCAGATATGCTTGCATTTCGCTCATATCCTTTTCACTCGGCATCCTTCCGCCCGTCAGCATGAAAAAGATATACACTGTGCAAGGCTGGCTCCGTGGACTGACTGCAATTGCATTTTCCACATCAGAGCGGAAGCTCATTGCCCAATACTCGTAGGCGTCTCGCGGCCCTGCGCAACTATACGTTGTCGGTGACAGCCAAATCCGCCGGGTCAAGCTATCGTCGCTTTCCGCGTCTGCGCCGCCGCTGGATGTATCCACATTCTCCACTGCCGCAACATAAGGAATGGCGTCTACCAGCGTATCGACAACGCCGATTGGAACGTCGTTTCCGCTGGCTCCTACCACCTCGGCTTGCGCCAACACATCAACATAGGTCTCGCCAATGGCAATCTGTGCATAGGCCGCTGTGGCAAAATAAATACCCGCGGCAGTTCTGACGCGGGTTCCCTGTGGAATCATTACAACTGTTTTTTGTTCAGCCGAAAGATTAAATCGGATTGTCACCGTTGCATAGGTTGCTTCATTCCGCTTCACGCCGAACGGAAGCCCCATATTATCCAGCGCTGCACCCGTTGCTGTTTTCAGCAAGGCGCAGCGGGTTCTTTTTTCTGCAACCTGCAGCACCATGTAATACAGCTCAGAAATACTTTTCAGCGTAAGAGTGATTGGGTCAGCACTGTGCAACGGCGGGGTTGTTCCGTTTACCGCTTTGTAATTTCGGGTGTAAATTTCTGTCACCAGATTATTTACATCCTCAAGCGTCATATTATCTGTGACGCTATACTCCGGGATTTCGGCAAATTCAGCGATATTAGACAATGTTTATCACCACCTTCGGTCGAATGTTCCCCTGCTGGCTTCGGCTGGTTTCATAGCTTACTTCCAGCACTTGTGCCCTCGGTTCGTACTTCTTTGTCTTTCGGATGATCTCTGCCGTGAGCTTCGCTTCGGCAGCTTCGGCTGGCAGGCTCAAGCAGTCCATGTTCAGGCCAAACTCCCGGTCAAGTGCCTGTTCACCTTCTCGGCTCCCATAAAGCGTCTTGAGACAGTTATATACATCCCGTTCTTCTGTGCTTTCGGACGGATTGATCTCTACATCAATATCGCCCAGTATCAGCTTTTCCAGCTCACCGCTCATGTGTACTCCTTTAGCGTCAAGGTCAGCTTTCCGCTTGTCAGTCCCCAGAACCGATGTACCGCTCCCCATTCATCCGCTACTTTTTCAAGCATAAACGGATTTTGAGAAACCGGCCTGTTGTTGATGATGAAGTAGTCTACTGCTCCGGCTTCGCACAAATCCATTAGGGCGTCAAAGACCTTTCGCGGATTTACTCCCAGCCTTGAACTAAGCGTAATGTTGAACTGATACTCTCGCAGGCCGGGACTTACATATTCGCTTTTATCTTTTCCGCCGATCACGCTGTGCGTCGCCCAGTTGCTCGACGTACTTCCACTGATGTTGTCCGGCGTAAGAACTCGCCAACTTGATACTGTAAACACCAGTCCAGCAAAGCTACCGATGCTGCCCCATGCCATAAAGAACACCCCCTCACTTTACCGGGACGCCGGTATTCCCCGAAACAGTATACGGGCCAGCTTTTGCCGACCCGTCATGTTCGTGCTTGTGATTCACAAGGCTTACGCCATTGATTTTGCAGTCGCCAGAGCCGCCCGAAATATTCACCGTTGCTCCTGTGATTTTCACCGTCGTTCCGGTAATTTCAATCGTTCCGCTCTGGCAAACCTTGACGGTCGAAGCCCCGACCTTGAAGGTCACGTCCCCACCAACAGTGAAGTCCAGATTTTTACCGATGGTCTCTTTTGCATTCCCGTCGATTTTTTCTTCATAGTCTCCGCTATCTCCGTCGTATTGTTCAAAGGCTTTGCCCTTCTTATCGTTGTAGTCATACCGGTAACGTTGTTTCTTTCCACCGACCGGCTTGTTATCCTCATTCCAGAACGTTCCGATGCACGTTCCCATTTCCTGACTATCGGAATTGTGGAGAACGCAAACCATAGCACCGACAACCGGCATCCGGTACAGCGCATTTGAAACCACACAGATTTCATCGGTCACAGAACTGTCCCGATCTTCATATGCAACTTCAATTGTGCCATCCTCGTAATTCACTTTGGACACTGTGCCAATGCGAATGACGCTGCTCATCGTGTCACCCTCCCACTCTGCTTGCTGAGACCTTCGTCACAAAACCGCCGGATTTATTCATGGTGTGCCCTACACTGTCCATGTAATATTTTCCGTCGATTTTCCCATATCCTTCCACGTCAATACACTGCGTCGCGCAATATGTCAGGTTTCCCATAGTCGTAAAGGAAATGGTTGTAGCCGAATGGTTTTTGTTGTCGATAGCCGCCTGCAGCTGCCGTTTTGCGTCCGCTTCACTTGATGCATACTGGTTTAGCTTCAACATCCGGTCTGCCGTTCCGATTGTCACCTTGATATTCACTTTTTTCTTTTGGTTGGAATAAGTGAACTCGCCTCCGGTGTATGTTCCTGCCAGCGTTGTGTTCCAGCTCAACGAGCCGGGCACAATGTCAATCGGTTTTACCGTTGCTACCGAATCCTTTTTCTTGTACTTTTCACGGTCAAAAATCCAGATTTTGTTCCGGTATGTTTTGAGGATCAGCCCGTATGTGCTGCAAATTTTCTGCAAGAAAGAGCTGTCATTATCGTCCTGTTCTTTCAGAGCGACGCTGACATCCTCTGCATCCATCTTGCATTCCAAGCCGTACCGCCCAGCAATGGTTTCTGCAATGCGTTTGATGCTCGTGTTCTTCCAAACCTGCTCTCTGTTTTTTTCATGAAAGCTCGTCCCGTTTGGCCGGGCGACCGCTCCAATCGTCAAAACATCCGGGCAGGCCGAAAAGCTCAGATCATCAACTACCAGCGTTCCACAATCCAAAACGGTTCTATCCCCCTGCACGATCCAGTTTGTCGTGCAGAGGGTCGGGTGCAGCACAGCTTCCTTGTCTGGCATCCACGAATCGATCCACTTGTGATCCATCGCGTTTACCTTAATAGAAAGGCTGTCACTCGAATCCGAACCGCTATCGGTGTATGTGAAGTTTTCCACATCTTTGCGGATGTCGCTTGAAATGTCCTTTCCGTCATATTCAAGCGTCAGGAACGCTTGACGTGGCGTAATCATCCCTCACACCTCACCTTTTCCAAGGCGGCAGACTTTCGTCTGTTTTTGCCTTAACTTCCACTTCCGGCGTGGCAAGCACCACCCCGGAATCAAACTTGTACACCTCGATATACTCCCGGTTGGCAGTCATCAGCACATCGGCTTTCAACTCGTCACCGTAGACAGTTTTTGCAATACCATCCCAAGTGTCACCGCTCTTTGTCGTGTAAGACATCAGGCCACCTCCTTATGCATACCGGGTTCGATTGTTTTCTCGGTTGTATTTGTCCATAAAGGCTTTGAACTTTTCGTACTCGTCCTCCATAATCGAAGCAATCTGCTGGCGGTCTGCATCACCAGTGATTGTGATGTTCGGAGCAAATACAAACTGCGGAGAGCTTCCGCCGTTGCCGCCGGGTACAGGTGTATTCTGATATGCGCTCACCGGGATTTCGGACAGCGTGCGCCCGGTATCCCTCGGCGGCAGCACATAAAGCGGCGTTCCTGTGTCTGTAAGGACACCGTCCTGCCAGCTTGAAAGCACCGTGCCGCCGTTGTAGTTTTTGGCTGCTTCGGTCAGTGCAGTGGTTACAGGGCTGTCACTTCCGAGGTACTTGTTCAGCAGAAGCGGAGCAACATCAGCTGCAAGGCTGGTCGCCGCCAGTGCAAGCGAAGCGTCACCAGACATTGAGTTGTTGGCGACCGTCCATAGCATCGACAAAGCGTCGCCGGTGGTTCGGATGCCATTGGAACGCAGTGCGTACTTACCGTATGCTTTGGAGAAATCAATCAGGTTGTCCAGTTTTTCCTTGCTTCCGTCGGTGAAACCGCCGTTTGCAAAATACCGTACACCCGCCGCACGAGTTGCATCCTCGCCAGACACTCCCAGCATCCGGCCTGCACGCACCCAGTTTTCGACGTTGCTATCGTGAACACTAGGCTTGAAGCTGATAACCGCCTCTGTTCCAGCTTCGCCTGCAATGCTGACACCGTGAGTAAAACCGCCGTTCGCAAAGGCAGGCATTGCAACTTTTTTCAGGTTGAAGCCGAATTGTTTTCCACCGAGGGCGGGCACCCAATCAGGCACCGTAAAAGACAATTTGTTCAACGTGCCGATGATTGCATTCGCAACCGTAATCGTCACCGATACAATGCCCTTTATCAACCCGACGATGCCCTGAATAACCGGTTCAATCACCGGCAGTAGTCCGTGGATCACATCGACGACGAGCTTGATTGCGTTTATCAGGGTTGTGCCAACCAGACTGATAATCATGCTTATCAGCGGCGACACTGCGGGGAACAATTCGTTTACAGCGAAGCTCATAATATCAGCCAGCAGCGGCTTAATATGATTCACTCCGAGGTCTACGATCTGTCCAATCAGCCCTTTCACCGATTCGATAATCGGTATCACTGCCCCGAAGGTGGTTCCCAAGTCGTCGATACCGAAAATACTCTTTCCGCTCAAGCTCTGCTGGATGTTTTGCAGGTTTTCCAAAGAGAATGCATTGCTCACCGAATCTCGGACGTTGCCTGCAATATCGTGGATTTTACTCGTAAATCCATCAAACATTGCCAGTCCCTTTTCGCCGAACACGTTCCCGACGATCTGGCGGATGTCCTCAAAGTGATCTCCCAGCAGACTGACCACTGCGATGATTCCACCGATTCCGGTAATCACCGGGCCGAAGGTGCCGAGCAATCCCATAAAAGCACCGCCCAATTTACCGGCTATCGGGCCTACCGCCGTGTTGGCTAGGCTCAGCCCAGAACCAAGGAATTTGAACGCGTCCCCTGTTCCTTTCGCAATTCCTCCACCAACGTTCAAGGCGAATTGCCCGACTTTAGTAGATGCTGCGCGGCCTGCCAGATTTTTTACGCCGCCAATTGCCGTTCCCGCAATGTTTTTTGCTCCACCCAGCAATCCTTGCCCAAAGCCCATAGCCTTTTGGCCCATGTTCCCTACAAAGCCGCCAAGCTGTGTACCGGTAACTTTTTGTCCTAGCCACCTTCCAACTCCAACCGTGTTCTGTATAAAGTCTGTCCCCGCCAGATTTTTTGCAGACCTTGCAACTCTGGCTCCGTATTGCCCTATCGAACTGCCTTTCAACAATCCGATTATTCCGCCGGAAGCCTGTGCCTGCTGAATGCTGCCAAACAGCGCACTCGTTGCCTTTGCCATCCCAGCAGGTGTCTTTGCTCCAAACAGCTTTTTGCTGTTTTGCATTCCAAGGACGCTACCAAGGATGGTGTTCTGCACTCTCTGCCCGAAGCTAGGATTGCTGCCCGCCGGAACAGCGCTGTTTGCCAGCTGTGTTCCAAGTTTTGCAGCCTGCCACAGATTGCCAGCTTTTCCTGCGCCAGACACGCCCTTCTGTACAAGCCCCACAGGGCTTGCCGCCCCGCTTGCAAACTTCGTCGCGCTGGATACCACCTGCAGGATTTGCGGTGCAAACCGCATTCCTGCCCATGCCGTGCCGATACCCGCGATGGTCGTAGCTGCCTTATCGCCATTATTCAGCAGATACTCAATTACCTGCCTTACACGTTCTGCAATATCCGGCAGAGCGGCGCGGAGGTCATTCAGCTTTTCGATGCCAAACCCGGCTACATCTTTCAGCACCGGAAGGAAATTATTTCCAACCTCAATGCGGACGGCCCGCCATGCGCTCCCAAGCATCGTCAATACAGATTCAGAGGTTTCGCATTTCAGCATAAACTCTTTATACATACTGCCGTTATACTTAGAAGCATCGCCTACGTCGTCCAGCGTTTTCACAAACAAGTCAAGATTGCCGGTTAGTTTTGCGCCACTCTCAATGGCCCACTGACCGAGCAGAGTTTTCAGATAACCCACTTGCTTGTCTTTCGGCTGAGTACCGATAGCGGTAAACAAACTTTTCAATGCTGCCGGGGCGTCTTTTTGCATATCCTTTGCAAACTGTTCCGCAGTAAATCCCAGCTGTTCAAAAGCCGCAGACTGTGCATCTGTAGCTTTTGAACCCATAGAAAGGTTCGTATACATCCGGCGGATGGATGTTGCCACTTTACCAGAATCAACGCCCATTGCCAGCAGTGCTGTAGAAAGCGCTGCCGTGCTCTGAACATCCATGCCAGCGATTTGACCCAGAGAGCCGGTGTCGTTTACGGTCTGGGCAATTTCAGCGGCGGTCGTTGCGTAGTGGGCACCCAGATAGTTAATCTGGTCTGCCAGCTCCATGACCTGATCGTGGTTTATGTTGAATGCAACTTCCCACTTTGCTGCCCAGTCGCCTGCCTGATCCGCAGAAATATCCATGGCCGTGCCCATTTCGGCAACGTCCTTTAGAAACCCGCCGCTTATTAGGTCATCCATGCTCTTTCCGGACTGACCAGCCGCAGCTGCCAGACGTGTCAGCTCTTTGGCGGTGTACGGAATTTGTGTGCTCAAGTCAAGAATGTCTTTCGACATTTCCGCATAAGCGTCCGTTTTGACCTTTCCGTTCGCGTCCGTCAGACCGCCAACGTACTTCGTCACATCAAGCATTTCGCTTTCAAATGCAACTGCTTCTTTTGTTGCATCTACCAGCCCCGCTGTAATGCCGCTGGCTATGCCCACCGTTACTTTTGCGATATTCGCTGCCAGTTTCGATGCGCCGTTCGCCATACTGCTGAGCTGAGTATTCGCAGACTTTACAGCCTGCGTCAGCGAGTTATCAACGTGACCGCCGATCAAAATAGAAAGCTCTAGGGTTTGATTTTTTGCCACTCCTCCGCCACCTCCTCGTTGATTTCCACCAGCTCACGCACGGGCAGATTCAGGTAGAAATCTGCACTCGTGTGTGTAGCCGTGGCGAGGGCTATCGCCGCCTTTCTGATGGTTTTGTATCCGCCCTTTAGGCGAAAAAATCCTTGTGGTTCACCCCTGCGCGAAGCTGTACAGCCTCCGCCAGCGGCAGGCCGAGGAAGAATGCCACATCCTTACCGGTGGCCATAGATGCGATCAGGCAGCAGTAATAGTAGTTCAGGGTCTTTTCCGCTGCGCGAATATCTTCTTCCTCCATGCGGTTTTCCGCCTGACGGACGTTCATGCCGGTAAGGTTCGCCACGCCTGACAGGTCAACTTCGGTGTATTTTTCGCCCTTGTAGGTGTAGGGCTTGCCGAACTTCATGATGTGGCTGTGCTCGTCCTCGTCGCCATCTTCCTCTGCGGCGGCGCTACGGAGCGACGCCTGAACAGTCTGGCGAACCTTCTTGCTTGCGCCGATGGGAAGCAGCTGGAAAAACTCGATGGGGAGCTTCGTTGCGGCAGCGGCCAGAGCGTCGGTGTATGCAGTCGCAGTTTCAGGGGTAATCATCACGGCCATTTCGCCCTCGTTGTACAGTTTCTTGATGATGAGCACCGCATCCTTGATGGTCAGATCATCCAGACCGGACAGGTCGATCTCGGTATACTCCTTATCATCAAACTTGTACGGGCGGGCCAACTCGATCAGCTTCGGGTTCTTCTTAACCTCAGCGGTCTTGTCCTGTTCTGCGACGGAAGAAACATTCTTTTCCATGGTGGTTTTCCTTTCTGTTCAGATATAAAAATTGACCGCCCCGGTCTTTCGGGGCGGTCATTCGTTTCCTTTGGGATCAGATCAGAGCGGCAACATCCGCCAGCATATCCTCACCCTGCACACGGTAGATACCGTTCAGCTTGTCGATAGCGATAATCTCTTCGCCGTCGTTCTCGATCATCAGGTAGGTCAGTTCGAGCTTTACCTTTGCTTCCATGCCCTCGCCCGCCTTGATCTTGCCGGGAGTGAACTCCTTGACACGACCGACCTCAACGATGCGCAGGCCCTTGTAGGCATAACCAAGACTCTTATCGACCGCCTGCTGTGCCACACGGAAAGTCAGATTGACCTGACGCTTCGGGGACAGGACGTTGACAAAGCTCGAATACACGAGGTTGAAAGAAATCTCCTGCTCGATGCTCTCAAACTGGCCGATATTCGGTGCGGAGATTTTGCCGAGGATGCCAGAACCGGAAACGTCAATAGTTTCCGAGGTGATCTGCGGCAGGGTGATCTCCGGGGCCGTGCCGATTGCTTTCACGCCGTCAATGTAGACGTTGAAGCTGTTGACAATTTCCGGGGTCAGGTTAGTATCCAGTGCCATTGTTTATTTCCTCCTTCCTCTTTTAGCCGCCCAGCGCATCAGAGATTGCGTTGGGATCGAACTCCACCAGCTCTTCGATGTCCTCTGCCGGGTTGAACGGAGACAGATACTTGTGGAAAGTAATGCAGCCATTCAGCAGCGAGGTGGTGGGATTCTCGCTTTCGATGTACTGAATCTCATGGCGGGCGCAAATGCCACGGCTGACAAAGCTGTTTTCGCGCACATTCTCGCTGTCCACCAGAGCTTCGATCAGACGCTTGTTCAGAGGATCATCGACCTTCTGGAAGTAGGTCTGAATGAACGTGTTGTCGTCCCAGCTCATAAAGCGGCGGACGCTGAACCAGCGATCCTTGGGGTCGGTAGTGCCCGGATACGCTGCGGTGTTGTTGCCCCACAGTCTGAAACCGTTCATGTTCAGCCACGTTGCCACGCCGAACGAGTTGACGACGTTCGCCTGTTCCTGATCCAGCAGCACCTCCGTACCGTCTTTCAGGCAGGCGGCAGAGATTGCCAGCGTCTTGTTGGACGGGCTGACATAAGGAATGTCACCGTTGGCTGCATCGGTCGCCACGGTCAGTGCCGCCGCCATAGCGGAGCCAGCATAGCGCGTATCACCCACCTTGGCATACAGCCAGACAGGGTAGCAGTTCGGGCTAGTGACCGCCTGCTTTTCTTTCTGCTGCTTTACCTCGGTGTATGTGGTTGCGCCTGTGGCAGAGCTGTCAATATCCACGATACAAACAGCCCGGAACACGCCGTTGATGTTGCCGGTTTTCGCCTGCAAGCCAGCGGCAACGGTAGCATTCTCCGACCAACCGGGAGCCAGCAGAATACCGGGGGTCATGTTCAGCGCGGGGTAAATCTGACGGATTACCTCCATGCCGGTTTCTACGCCCTTGGCATTCACACCGCCCACAATGTCGGCAGCGGTAACGGCATCGGGGTCGATCTGCACACCACTCACGGTCAGGCTGGTTGCGCTCGCGGCCTTTCCGCCGGGGATGATGGCAATGGTCACATAACCGTCATCGTCAAAGGCTGCGGTATAGTCCGTGCCAGCGGTCAGGGTCGTAGATGCGGACTTGACAACCAGCTTGTCCAGCAGAATGTCTTTCTGCTCCACAGTTGCAACGCCACTGTTGACCTGCACGGTGGTTTCTGCCATGTCCTTCTTGTGCTTGTTGGGGTCGAGGACGTTAATCAGGATCATCGGCGCAACGCCCATCACCTTGAAACAGGCCCCCATGCTCTGACAGATGGTGTACTTGTCGTAGTCGTCGCTATAACCGACCGCTGCGGTCGCACCTTTCAGGGTGTTTGCCAGCATCGGGGTGTTGGTGCAGTGATAGGGGTCGCTGGCGCGGTTGATCGGCGCAGTACCGATCACCACCTGCAAACCAGCGGTAGACTGTACCGGTGCAACAACACCGGTCGGCTGCTCAGTGACGTAAACGCCATGCTTATAAACTGCCATGCGTTACTCCCTCCTTTAGTTCAGTGCCGCCTTAACCGCGGCAAAAATAATACCCGCGCCGCTCTTGGGATTTTCCAGAGCTGCGCGAGTATTTGCGAAGTCGGCGATGGGAACCATCAGGCCCCGTGCCGCCGGGATTCTGTTCAGGAAGTCAGTCACCGCATCCGGCAGCGCGTCGCCGTCGCTGTACACGGTAAACTGCTTCACAGTGTTCTTTACGGACGGGCCACAGTACACAACAGGGCCGGTCTTTTCCACCGCTGCGGTATTCTCTGCGGCGGTCTGCTTTCTCTCGCTCATATTAACACCTCAATTTCCGGGTTGTTCTCGCTGCTCATGCTGGGGCAGGTCACGTCCATCTGCACGGTAGCGAAGTAGTACGGACTTGTGTTATCCTGCTGGATCGCACAATCAATGGGGAGCAGCACGTTGAAGTAATCGCCAAAGACGTTGTAGACGCGGAAATGCTGGGCCAAATCCTGCATGATGTTGTACAAATCCAGCACCGCCGGGGCTTTCATGTCCCGCGCTCCCTCCGCCTTATTGCGGCTGGGTGTCTGGTATGTACAAATAATCAGGCTCATGTCCACCAGTTCCGGCTCTTCCATCTTGTCGATGCTCCAACCTGCGGCCTTGACCAGAATAAACGGGGCGGCGGCGGCTACTGTGTCCACATCTTCGTCGTTGCCGAAGTCGGTTGGAAATTCAAAGTCGAAGATGTTGAGCGGCTTATCTTTGCCCTGACCGCTGAACGTCTTGCCCTCAAAGAGTTTTTCAAGCTCTTCGTGCAGACACTTCACAGCGTCAACCGGCGTATAGTTTCTTTCTCTCACTTTGCTTTCCTCCCGGCTTGCAGCAGAATCTTGGACACCTCATGCTGTAACCGCTCCTGCAAGATGATCTCGCTGTCCGGCTCCACCTCTTCCCGCCATACCGTACTGTGCATAGCACTGGCGGACGGGCTGGACATGGTGTAGAGTTTTTCTACAATGCCGTTTTTGTTCCTCCATCTTGTCGGTTTCGGGTTTGTCGCCGTGCGACCGAGAATCCTCTGCACCATGCCAACGTGTCCGCTGTCGAACTTTACCAGAAAGCCCTTACTCGCCTGACCGTAATCGGTCTGTCCGCCGGTCAGCGGGGCCATCGGATTTTTCTTCAAGACACGGGAGGTGTGGAACTCAGGCGACAAAACCCAGCTTGTTCCCATGTGAGGAACAGCCGGGTTTGACTGAAAATCGCCCAGATCGTTTCGGCGGCTGGAAATAAAAATCTCCGCCGTGGGGTTCTGCGTCGTCGCCCTGTTGCGGATTTTCAACGCATTCAGGTGACGGCGACCGGCGGAATTGACGGCGTACCGAAGCCGTGCTTGCCGCACCATCATGTTCTTGGCTCTCGTTGCGGTCTGGTTTACTGCATTTTTCATGGCTCTGGGAGCCTTGTCATGCAGATCACCGAGCGCACGTTCCACCTCACCGATGTTCGGCACTTGCACATCGTAGATTGCTTTTGCCATTACTGCCGCACCCTCTCCAATGTGACCAGATACAAGCCATGTTCCGTCTGGCAGTTTTTCACCGAGTATGTGATGTTGTCATACTCCATCGGTTTCCCGATTTTCGGAGCGGGACCATAATCTTCCGCCCGGACAAAAAATTGCTTTTGCGAAATGTACAAGCCTTGGTCGAAGTTTTGTTTGGCTCCAGCTTCCCAGTGCGATTTGCGTTCTCTCAGGTCTACCTCATACGGCACAACATCGAACTCTTCTCCGTCGATGGTGTGCTTTTCGACAAACTCTTGAAAGAAAACCTCGTCAATGTCGGCCATTGCCATTTCCAGAAAGTCGGTCATGGTCGCACCCGTTTACTCCGCAGAGGTCTTGCGGGCCTTCCTGCGGGGCGTTTTGTCCGCCGCGGCGGGGTGCGGTTCAGGCTCGTTGCCGTCGGCATCTGCCTGTTCCACAATCTCGCGGGTTTCCTCGTCCGGTTCGCCATAGACTGCCACGCCCTGCTGCACAAGGCGGTCAGCTTCGGCATCATCAAGGCAAACAAATTCCCCCGCCAGAATCAGCTTGGCGGGGGCGTTTGCCTTGGGAGGGGGGCCGTAACCACCGGCGATGATCTGAACGATTTTCATGTAGCTGCTCCTTTCCGGTTTAGCCCACCACGTTTGCGGCGAAGATGTACGGGTTCCTGTTCTTTGGAGCGGCCAGAGGACGACAGCCCAGACGGAGCTTGCGGGTGTCCTTGTCCTGATCCACGACGAACTTCGGAACACGCTTTGCAGCATAGGTCGAGTAGTTCACCTGACCGTAATCCATCTGGGTGATGGAGCCGTACATCATGTGGCCGCAGTTGGGAGCAGTCACCATGGCGGCATCGGCAGGGAAATACTTCTTCGTCACGCCGTTGTCGTCGGAGTAGGTTTCATCAACGCTGAACACGGTGAGCATGAAGCCGCCGAAGTTCAGAGTACCCATGAGCACAACACCGTCGTACTTGGAAAGCTGCTGGCGAATCTCGCCGGTGATGATACCGCTGTTCTTGTCCAGAAGCCGCTGGGTTGCTTCATCGGTCAGGATGTAATCAGCAACATCCGTTCCGAGGATCAGATCGGCGGCAGGCAGGCCACGAGCGGACAGCATACGGCACATATTACGCACATCGCTGCGATAATCGCCGCCAGTCTCGTTCCACTTCTTTGCCACGGTATACAGGTGGTCGCTCTTTTCGCCGGTGAAGAAGCGCACCTGCTTGGTGTCGCCCTGCGTCACATCGTCGATGTACTCCACCATATCGCAGCCGTTGTTAATCATGGTCTGCGCAGCCATCCACTCTTCGCGGCGGGTAATGCGGGCATCCATGTCGGCCATATCATCCACCAGCAGGCGGGCGGCTCTCTGCTGCTCGTCCATGCCGGGATAGATTGCTTCGCCAAAGCCGCGCTTAGTCAGCTCGTCCAGCGTCAGCAGACGGGACGGTGCGATGTAGGCGGGCTGGATGCTGGTGATCTCATAGCCGCGGCGGGTCATGGGAATGTCGCCAACACGGGGAGCAACAAACGCGGCCAGTTTGCGGTCGCCGTCGCGGTACTCGGTAATAACCTTGTCAGCCTTGAAAATGTCACCTGCGCCGGTCTGGAAATAGCGATCTTTGAAGAAGCCGACCGCCGGGACGACCTCTTCAACGGCTGCTGCCAGAATGATGTTGTCGAAGAAATTCAGAAGAATCTCAGCCATTGTATGTATCCTCCTTTCACATCTCAGTCACGGGCAGGACTGCAATGCCGTTCATGCGCAGTGCGCTCTTGTCCGCTTCGGTCATGGTGTACTCGTCTTTGACCACCAGTTTGTCGGGGTTGAAACAGCCTGCCAGATAAACGGTGGTGGTTGCATCGCCGGTGGCCGGTACGGTCACTTCGTCGGTCAGGATGCAATCTGCGGTCAGCGTGTCGCCGGAGGCGGCGGTGCTGCCCAGAATGTACAGCTTGCCGTCCTTTGCACTCTTTGCGAACACAGTCCCGCGGGTGTAGGTAGCTTCCTTGCTGCCGACACTGGCAATTTTGCCAGCACCGACTCGCTTGGGCGGGGTCAGCCCCACGATCAGGTTGTCGTACTCGACCTCGCCCAGCTTTTCACTCAGCATCTTAGTTGCCATAGGTCAGTCCTCCTTTTTGGGGTGCAGCAGGTTCTTGAAAGCGGCCCGCTTCTCGGCATCGGTCGGCTTGGTGTTGGTCACGCCAGTACCGCCCACACCGCCAGCGGTTGCACCGCCCACGGCATTTGCTCCGCTGGCCTGTGCGTCGTCCTGCACATCGTCCAGCAGCTTATGGCCTTTCTTCTTTGCATCCAGAGCGGCGCGGTAGGTAAGCTCCTGTGCGGTGCAAGCCTTTGCGCCATACTTGGCTTCTGCCACCAGCTCGGACGGGATGGTGTCTGCGATCTCGTCAATGGCGGCAAGACGGTCACGTTCCTGCTTCTGTGCTTCTGCACGGGCATCGTTCACGATCTCATTGACCAGATCAGGACAGCCCGCCCGAAGCTCTTCTTTGTTCTTGAACTCCATTTCGGTTCCTCCGTTGTCGTTGTCCGGCTCTTCCGCCGGGTTGCTGTTGTCGGTGGTATTTACAAAACCGCCCTCTGCGGCAGGGGCCACCACAGCGCGGTTTCGTACAAATTCAGGGGCATCGTCGAAAGCACCCGGCACGGCAACGCTGTTGATGAACAGCGCACCGTTTCGGTTTTCGACCTGTGCCTTGGTTTGGTTGCCGGTCGTGACTTCATCCACAAAGCCGTGTTCTTTGGCTTCGTTTGCAGACCACCACGATGTAGCATCCATCCACGCCGCCACTTCCTCGACGGTGTGGCCGGTCTTTTTGGCGTACTGGTTCAGCACGTTGGTACGCATCACGGTCAGCGCATCCATAAGCTGCTGCAAGCCCGCCATGTCCACAAACCCGTTCGGGTTCACCCGGATGGGATGGATCATGTAGGTTGCATCTTCCGCCGCCTTGACCACCTTGCAATGACTTGCCACGATGGTTGCGGCACTGGCGCAAATGCCCTCGATCTGCGCCGTAACTGTGCCGATCCGGTTTTCCAGCAGCGCACCGATTGCCTGTGCAGCCCAAACGTCGCCGCCGCCGCTGCAAATGCGCACCGTCAAATCCTCCGTTGCCGGGATCGTCGCAAGATCAGCGGCGAACTCTTTCGGGGTCACTTCATCGCCCATCCAGCTCGTTTCGCTGATGTAGCCATAAAGCAGAAGTTCCGCCGTGCCGCCGGTGTCGGCTGCATTGCGGAACTCCCAAAATTTCTTATTATTCGTCTTTGCCGGGGTCGCCGCCGTCCCGTTCAGGAACAGCGGTTTGCTGTTGTGCTTGCGCTCCTGCAATTTCGTCCACCTCCCGTTTCAGTGCGGCTTCGGATTTCCGCTGCCGCATATTTGCTTCGTAACTTCCGCCGGTCATTTGGGCGGTTTCCTGTGCTGCCGTAGAGAAGCCGCTGTTCACCCGCATCTGGGCGGCTGCGGCTTCGTCCTTGGGGTTGAGGTTTGTCCGTGCTGGGCCGTTCCATGTGCAGTTCATGTAGGCCGCGGCCACAGCCGGGTCAACCAGAAAACCGGGGGCTTTGATCCTGCCCTTGCACACAGCTTCCCGGAACCATGCTTCGTAGACCGGCTGGCAAAAATAATCTGCAAACCAGTCACGGTGCATCCCGGTTGTTCGCCAGAACTCGTTCAGTGCGCCCCGCGCCGCCGAGTAGCTTGTGCTGAACTGCTTGTAGAGCACCTCGGACGGGATTTCCAACGCTGCCGCCATCTGCTTTACGATAGCGTTCATGAACGCTTCAAAGCCCGTGGTCGGATGTTTGGGGTCTGCAAACTGTACATCTTCGCCGGGATTCAGGTCGATAAATGCGCCGGGAGCCAGCTCTACACTGGTTTTGTCTGGGGCATCCACTTGCACCTCCGGCGGAAGCATCTCGCCAAACGGTATCTCGTCAGACTGATCCGTTTTCTTGATGAAAACCGTGAACATGGCTGACACCACAGCGGCGGTCAGCTCTGCGTCCGTGAAGCGACCCAACTGCTTCAAACTTTCCAGCACCGGAGCCAGCAGCGGCACTCCCCGCACCTGACCGGCGCGGTCACGCTGCATCAGGCACAGGATGTTTTGCCGCCCGGTCTTTGCGCCGTAGGCTTCCACTCTCGTCCAGTGTGATGCTGCAAGGCCAGCCGCCGCCGTGCTTGCCAGCGGGTGACGGTCGCAAATCCAGTAGGCAACGACCATGCCCTCGGCATCGGTTTCAACACCTTGCACGATCTTTTCAACATGACGACCGTTGATCTCACAGGGCGAAAGCACGTCCATGAAGCTGGGCGAACACAGCCGGTCGGCTTCGATGATCCGCAGCCGCAGATCATACGGCACACCGGGCGACTTCTTGTTTTGCAGCACCGCCACAGCGTCACCGTTCAGCAGGAAACCCGTGAACACGAGCTGTTGGAGCATATAGAAGTTATCGAGCCGGTCTGCATCGCAGGTCGGTTTGTTCGCCCACAGGCCAAACTCCCGTGCGATCTGGGCGTTGATCTTCTGGGCTTCTTCATCGGAGATACCCAGAAAGGCGTTGTCGATCTGGGGTGTCGGGGTCAAGCCGCCGCACACCACGTTGGTGCGCATCGTCTTGATTGCACCGGTCGCCAGCGGAACGCCCATAAAGGCATCGCGGCTTCTTTCCCGCAGGACTCGAAGATTATCCTCGATGTCCTCTTTCGGGCTTCCGCCGTGCCATGTCCAGCCCCGCATGGATTTCTTGTGCAGGCTGGCTCCATAGTTGGAGTAGCCCGAATTGATTGCCCGTATTGCCGACTGTGCGGCAGCACGTTTCACCGCCCGCTCCGGGGCAATCGCCGTGAGCAGGCTATCAAACATTCCCATGTCAGCCCTCCCTTACAGGTCGCGGGGTACAAAATGCCCCATCCGGTTCCTGCCGTTCCGCTGACGGGAAAGTTCCGTCACCTTGTTCGACCAGTATTCGATTCGTTTACCGATCTGCGTCAGGTCGGCTTTGGTCAGCGACCGGTTGCCGATCTGGTAGCTCTGGCCGTGCGATACGCTCTCTTCGGCGGCTACCCAAACGTCCAGCATCCGTTGTGCTGTTTCCAGCGTAATTCCTGCCATTTAGATACCTCCCGAAAGTTGACGACGGCCCCGCGCTTTTTTGACCGGCTGGACGGTGGTTCCGTCTGCGTCCGTCTTTTTCAGCACAGGGCGAGAAATGGCAAGAGCCGCGGTTGCGTAATTGCGCAAGTCCAACGGCTCATTTCGTTTATGCTCTTTGTCTTTGATTTCCCAGTATTCTTTCAAGCGGCCTTTCACAAACCGCACCACTTTCTTCTCAGCCGTTAAGCCCTTGAAGTATTCCTCCGTGTAACCCGCTTCCGGGTTGGACGGGAAATGGCAGTAGTTCGGTCCGGGGGTCTTGACCTCCAACCGCTGGTAGATGGTCGTCTTGCCAGCGTCAACGCCCAGAACGAACAGCTCCGCCTTGACGCGGTTGTTCTTGGACGGGTTGCGGATGAACGGAACACCGCTGCCGCCCATGCCCTTGATTGCAAAGATACGGCGGTTGAGCCGTTCCTTGGCGAACCGGTACACCGCGTCGGTGTGGTGTCCGCCGGAGTCGATGCAGGTAGCCAACAGTGGGTAGGCCGTGCCATCCGCCTTGCGCCACGTTTGGAGCAGGAAGTTGTCAAGGTCGTCCCACACCTGATCCGACAGCATATCGCCGTAGATTTTCTGGTAGCGGATGCCCCAGCTCTCCACACCCTCGCCCCAGCCGACCACCTCAACTTCAAAGCGGTCGTCCTGCACGTCAACACCGGCAGTAAGATACAGAACATCGTCCGGCACTTCTGCGGCGTAGATTTCGCGGCGGTTGAACAGCTCGGTGTCCTCCAACTGGATTCCACGTTCTTCCCACGTTTCGCCCAGCTCGGTGTTCACCCAAACTTTCATCTGTTCGGGGTTGCCGTGGTCAAGGGCGATCTTGGCTTCTATGAACTTCTGCACGACCTCTTTCCAGCCCACAAAGGTTGAAGCCAACGTGTTCAGGTGAAATCCTCTGGCTTCTGCGCCGGGGTTGGCGGCAACGTATTTGCCGTGAATGCCCTGCTCTTTCCACCGGTATTCGTTGGCGATGCAGCCGCACTCCCGGCAGACGTAGCTCACGCCCTTGTCGAGATCATCCGGGTCAAACTTGACGTTCTCCCAGAGGAACGGCTGGTATGCTCCGCATTCCGGGCAGGGTACGTTCCATTCCTCTTGCGTAGAAAGCAAGTAGGCATCCTCGATTCGGCTGTCTCCCTTGATGGTGGGAGTGCTGACCATGACGGTCTTGTAGTCCCAAAAGGTCGTCTGGCGTTTCTTTGCCAGATCAAGGGGGTCGCCCTCAGTTCCCGCGCTCTTGGGGTAACGGTCGATCTCGTCCGCCAGCAGCACCTTGATGGGGCGGCTGGCAAGGCTGGACGGGCTGTTTGCACCCACAATGGTGATGTGTCCGCCGGGAAAATTCTTCTTCATGACGGTGTTGCCAGCGTACCGGCTCTTGGTATCTACAAGGCCGGTAAGCCGGGGCGTGTCCCGGATCATGGGAGCAATGCGGTCTTTCGAGAGCGTTTGTCCCATGTCAAGGGTCGGCTGCATACACATCACCGGACAGGGTGCATAGTCCATGTAGTAGCCCAACGGGTTGAGGATGAAAGCATCCGTCTTGCCGATCTGCGCTGCTGACATGACGACGACCGACCGGACGTGAGGATCACCAATGGCATCCATGATAGCCCGCTGGTAGGGGGCTTTCTCTGTGTGCCACCGCCCCGGCTCTGCGCTGGACTCAGCGGACAGCACCCGGTACTTGTCCGCCCACTGGCTGACGGTCAGCGGCGGGGGCGGACGGAGCTTGCTCAAAACCTCCGCGAACAGCTCCACGGTCTGCGGTTCAAGTTTTACGATCCGTTTCTTCTTCACGTTTCGACTCACCCCTGACGCATTCCGGGAACATACACAGGATAAGCCGCTGATGGATGCGCTTACCCCACGGACAGCCCTTGCACTCGCTTCCGGGTTTATCCGGTTTTTTCTCCGTCTTGTTCATCTTCATCATCCTTTGACCGCTCCAATGCGACCTGATAATTTGAAAACTCTTCCATGATCTCGTGGAGGGAGCTTTGCAGTAAGTCCATGATCTTGTCCTCGTCGCCGTCCAGCTTGGCGATGTTCGCCGCCAGCTTGTTCGGCAGGGCAAGTAATCTCGAACGCAGGTTCATGACGATGGTGGTCATGCCGGTCATAATATCCGACTTGCGGTAAAGCTCCCCGTTCCGCACCTTGTTCTCGGTTTCAGCAGCGATCCGCTTTTCCTTGGTCAGCTTCGCCCGCTCTTCGTTGAGATCAGCCTTGCCGCCCTCATCGCCCCGCAGGTAGTTGATGTACCGCCGGACGCTGGAACGCAGATCGTATAGGCCGGGGGCTTTCTCTTCCAGCACCCCCTCGTCCCTGAGCTGGCGCACCCGGCGTTCGGACAGGTCAAGATACTGCGCCACTATCTTTGTCGTGTGGAGCTTCTTCTTCATCCTCTTCGTCCCCCTCCGGGTCTACGTCTACCTCACCGGTCGCCCGCATCTTTGCAATGTCAAGGCGGGCCAGTTCCAGAGCGTACCGCTTTTCAAATTCCTCTTGCTGGCGAATCTGGGTCGTAAGGGAAATGATTCTGCCGGAAACCTTGTTCAGAGCTTCCCGCAACTGCGTCACCCGGACAAAGGCACTGTCTTTGTTGACCATTGCCATCTTCTGCACGGCACTGTCCGCCGTCTTGCCCTCGGCATCCGGGCCGGGTTTGCGCATATCGGTGATGGTGGCTGTGAACAGTTCTTCCGGGTTGCACTTTTCGTACTCCGCGATCTTCTCCATGATGTGCCGCTGCTGAATCCGCAGCAGCTTCAACTCATAGGCGTTGTTCGCGCTGGCCCCGGTTGGTATCGCATTCAGCCACGCCCGTTCCTCTTCGGTCAGCCGGTCAAGGTGGATGGTGCTATATGCGCCGTCTTTCTCCGCGTTGGTGTTGCCATCCGGCGCACCGCCACCGGTGTTGCCCTTGGCGTTCTTCTTGCCCCGGCTGTTCTTGTTGCCGGGTTGCCCGCCGCGCTTGCGCTCTATGGCATCCTCCCACCGGTCGATCTTCTTCCAGTTGCGAACCGTGCCGTAGGTCACGCCCAGCGTGGCCGCAAACTCTTTGAGGTTGATTTTCTCGCCCGACCGCCGCCGCTTGACGTACTCAGCCTTGGCGGTGTCGCGCTTGTCGTTCCGCTTCGGCATCCTGCATCACTCCTGCACCCCGTTTCTCGAATCCGCGCAAAAGAAAAAGCCCCACGACATAACGCCGTGGAGCTTCGCTTACTTTTCACTGTACCCATTATACCCGGAAAAGTGTATCACAGTGTATCATTTTGAAAATTTCCCCGAAAAAATCCCCCCTAACTTTTTCAGCCCCCCCTCCGGGGAAGTGCAAAAAAGCCCCTATACCTAGAAAATTTTCGGGCTTTCGGACCCGTAAAGGATTGAAACGCCCCTCCCAGTA